CCCCGTACGCGATGAGGCGCACGCGGAAGATCCGGGCGCCGGTGGCGTCCGCACCCTTGGCCTCCATCACCCGGCCGGGGATGCGGTCGCGGGACTCCGTCATCCCGTCCTCGGCGGCCTCCTCCTCGGGAGACTCCGCGTCCTCCTCGGCGGCCATCGCCGGGGGGAGCGGGGCGTAGGTCCGTACGACGCGCGACGCCTCGCCGAGCGTCACCACACCGGCGTCATCGATCGCGTACGAGCACTGGGAGAGGTCATCTCCCTCCGCGCCGTACACCACCTCCGCGTCGGTCAGATCCATGACGCTCACCCACGCGTAAGCCCGGCCGGACTCAGCCGCCAGGCGTACACACAAGGCCTCCCGCACCGCATCACGGATGTCGTCGTACGACAGCGACCCGTTCACCATCGCCTCGGTGGACTTTCCGGGCATCTGCGCCTCCTGCGCCCCGCCGACCTTGTAGACCGGCTGAGGCTTCTTCGTGGTGGGCGTCGCCTTCGCGGCCGGCTTGTGGGGCGCCGGCCGGGTACCGCCGGAGGCGCGGGACATCTTCGGCGCGGGCTTCAGCGACTTGGCCGCAGTCAGCTTGCGCAGCAGCGCAGGAGAGACCTTGCCGTCCGCGGGCTTGATGCCGAGCTGGCGCTGGGCCGACTTCACCGCGGCCGTCGTCTTCGGCCCCAGCTTCCCGTCGAGCTTGAGCCGGTGCCCCTGCGCGTCCTTCAGGCCGAGGCGGTTGAGCGCCTCCTGAAGCTTCTTCACCCGGGCGTCGCCGTTGCGCTGGCCGTATCCGGCGTGCATACCGAGGGTGCCGCGAGCGGCGTGGTGGGCGGCCTTCTTCCCGCCACCCTTCCCGGCCTTGGCCTTGCCTTGGCTGCCCTCACCGGACGCCGAGACCGCGGCGAACTGGCCGCCGGTCGCGGACCCGGCCGCGGCGTGCGGGTGCAGCTCCGGGTTGAACTCCTCCGTCATGCGCACCGGGGCGTCAGGGTCGAAGCAGCAGCCACAGCTCGGGCACGTCACCTCGGCCGGGCGGCCGGCCGCCGCGTAGAACGCCTCGGTCACCGCCTCCTGGCTGCACACCGGGCAGATACCCGAGCCGCCGCAGGTCGCCGTGTCGTGCCCGCTCATCTCAGGCGACCAGCTTCGTCAGCTTCTCGACCAGGCCCTTGCGCGCCTGCGGGCGGCTCTTCTCCGCGTCGAGCGCCCAGAACGCCCGATCGGAGTCGTCGCCCACCCAGGTCAGCACCTCTTCGGCCGAGCCGTCCGGCACCTCGCCGCCGGTCACCGGCTCAGTCACCGGCGCGCTGAGCTCGGGCTGGCCGACGGACTTCAGATCGATCGTCTGGCCGTCGTGCGTGGTCACCCGGTAGCCACCGGGCACGGCCTTGATGTCCACGATCTCGGACACCTTCATGCCGGTGGCCTTGTGGGCCTCTTCCCTGGTCAGCATCCCTGCTCCTCTCATACGGTCTTCAGCCGCCGAACGGCCTCGGTCTGGGTCTGGGCGTCATCCACGGCGGTCGCGACGTCGTCCACGTTTGCGTCCGGGCTGTCGAGATCGGCGGTGTACGGGATGCCCATGTAGTCGGTCCAGGCTTTCTTGCCCGCGACCTTGGCCGCCTCCGGCGACATGATCTTCGCGGCGACCATCCCCGACAGGCCCGTCGAGATGTTCACCAACACCTGCGCGGTGATCTGCGCGTCGCTGGCTGCGATCTCCGGGCCCTGGACCGTCACCGCCTGCGCGGCCGGCACTTGGTACTGCTGGCCGGTGGAGGCGTCCACCGCATCCACCATGCGGGGCAGCCGCCCGGCCGCTACCGCCCGGTCCACGGCGAGCCGCACGAACTCGGTCTGGTTGTAGAGCCACAGACCCTGAACGCCGTTGACCCGGCGCCGCACCGGCTCCGCCATGCTGTGCGACGTCGCCCGGTTCGCCCCGTCAGGCTCGGCCAGCCAGGTCTTCGCCAGGCCCGCACCGGCGGCCACCTGGGTCAGGACGCTCTTGGCGGCGACACTGTCCTCTTCGGCGCCGGTCGTGATGTGCTTCGGCTCCCACTTCACGCTCTCGTTGTGGACTTCGATGGTGCCCGACTGCGGGATGTGAGTACCGCCGCGCGCCGCGATGAACCCATCCACCTCGGTCTGACCGCCGGTCACCTCCACGTCCCAGACCATGTAGCGGGCGAGCGAGGTTCTGTCGATCAAGTTGCTCAGCACCGTGTCGTAGGAGTCGAGCTGATCGAGGATCGGGCCCAGGAAGGAGTAGCCACGGATGTCGGTGTCCAGCGCTTTGAAGGACGCCCAGAAGATCGCCTCTCCGTCGCGCAGGCCCGTCGCGTCGTCCACACCGACCACGGACATGCCCCGGCCACCCTCGTCACCGGCGTTCTTGTCCAGCCACACCTTGCCCGGCCACATCGGATTGCCGGAGATCAGGTCAACGCCCTGGATGCGCCCCGCATCGATCGGGCAGTAGCGGACGACGCCGGACATGGAGCCGGTCATCACCTCGTACAGCGACTCGCCCATCAGCAGGTGCGAGCGCAGGTGCAACTCCTGCATGCGGCCGAGCTGGTTGCGCGGGTCGGTCCAGAACTCATCCACGACCGCGCGCACCTCGGGGTTCGTCACCGTGTAGGTGACCCCGCTGTCGCCGACGCAGAACGAGGTGTAGGTGTCCACGATGGCCTTCGCCATCGGGTTCGCGCGGTAGGCGTTGACCGCGTAGATCCGCGCCTTTTCGGCGCTCCACCACGGCACCTCGCGCAGGCCACGCGACCCCGCCGGCCGCCAGCCGACGTCACCGTCGATCGGGTCGATGCCGCCCCAGCCGCCGACCGCACCCGTTGCGACCAGCTGCTCAGGGGTGACCGCCTCCGATGCGCGAACAGCGCGCGGCGGCGCGAACCACGGCCTCATGAAGCCGCAGCCGCCTTAGGCGCCTGAGCCACGGGCCGCACACTGGCCGCAGCGACCGCCACGGTAGGCGCCTGCGCCGGGACCTCCTGCTCGGCGAAGACCTGCGCCAGGGTCGCCAGACCCACGCACGCAGCCCCGCCGGTCAGCAGCGACCACCACCAGTTCCCCGTCAGGCCGCCGACCGCCACGACGAAACCCAGGATGCCCAGCAGGCCTACCAGGTTCGAGACGGCGCCAGCGGCGATGCGCGGCAGCCGGATACGGATCTCCATACGCCCTCCTCAGAGCTTCAGTCGCGTAGCGGGACGGAACATGTTCGGGCCACCGGGCTTGACCGCGGGGGCGGTCGCCGGCGGTGGCTTCGGTGGTTCGACGGGGATCGTCAACAGGCCCCAGCGGGCGATGCCCGCCGCCACCAGCGGGCTGATGCCCACGCTCAGGCCCTTGCGAGCCCACAGCCACGCATCCCCCAACGGGCGCTTCTGCGCACCCGACAGGGCGGCGTTCAGCAGCGGGTCGTCCAGGTGGGCTAGGCGGCCCGTGTCGCAGCAGTCGTCATAAAAGCCCTGCGCCGCGTGGCAGGCGTCGCGCGTCGTCGGCTTCGTCACCTCGATGCCCGCCGCCTCGAACGGGGCGACCAGCGAACCGGCCGGGCCGGCCGCGTCGATGACCCACGGGAGCGGACCCCAACGCTCCTTCAGCGCAAGAGCGCGCTCCACGACCCAGCCCGTACCGCGGCGATGGTCGGAGATCTCGACCTGCAACCGGCCGTCCGCGCGGTGACCCGCGACAGCGATCGAGGTGTACGAGCGCTCCGGCGTGGTATCCGCCGCGAACGCACCAGGCTTGAGCATCTCCCCGCCCGGGTCGGCCAGCCCACCCCACACGCCGCGGGGGACGACCGCCCACTCTTCGGGCGACTCGTCCGGCCACTGATTCAGGAAAGCGCGCCGGAACTCCGGCAACTCCATCCCCGCCAGCTCGGCCGCGATCGCCGCCTCGGTCACCGTGTGACCCAGCGCCGGCATGCACGCCCGCCACGTCGCCGGGTCCTCCGGGTCCGCGGTACCCGGCGCCGACCACTCGAAGTAGGCGACCGCCTCCGTCAACCCCAGCTCACACCGGGCCCGGCCCGCGTCCACCTTCTTGCGCAGGAACGCCGACTTCACCGTGCCCGCCGTACTGACCACCCACAACTGCGGCTGCGGGCGGGTGATCATCGTCGGGCGCAAGCCCTGCTCCAGCCGGGAATCCTCCTGGGCGAACGCCTCATCGATCACGCCCATGTCGAGCGTCTCGCCGTGGCCGGCCTTCTCCGTGCTGCTGGTGATGCCGTGGCTACTGCCGTTGTCCCAATGGATCGCCTCGGAGCCGTTGGACTTCTTGACCCGGAAGCGGTTACGCAGCGGCGAGTGCTCCAGGGTGAAGACGTGCTCCTCCTCCCACTTACGCCTCGCGTCGTTGCGGGTCTGCGCGGTGTAGAGGATCCGCTGGCGACCACTGAAGCCGCGGGCCCGGTGCACCATTGCCGCCAGCAGGAGCGTCGTCTTGCCGGACTGGCGAGGAACCGTCATCACGACCTCGCGATAGACCAGCCGCCCCGTCGCCGGATCGACCTCCAAGGCGACGTCGGCCACCAGTTGCTGCCACGGCATCAGCGGCTGGCCGAGGATCTGGGCGACCGCGGCCACCTTCGGGCCGAGCGTCGGCCGGTCAGTGCGCGGGGTTGACCACCGGGGCGGACAGGAAGTCGTCAAGCTCATCGGAGGCGCCACCAGCATCTGCGGCCTCCTTCAGGGCTACGAGGGTCTCTCGGAGTTCACGGGCCACCGCGGCGGCGCCCATGCCCCGGGCTTTGCCGGAGTCGATCGTGCGGGCGAGGACGTAGGCGGACTCGGCGAGCGGGGACTGGATGCCGGTGAGGTCGCCCATCTGGGCGACGGCCAGCCGGCACGCCGACTCGACATCCCCAGATTCGTCACGCTGCGTGCTGCTGGTCGCCATGGGCGCTCACGATCTTGGTCCGAAAATGACTTTGCGTGAGGGAGAGATTTAGGTTCAG